ACCCAACACTTACATTTACTGGGGATGTAACTGGTTCTGGTACTATTACAAATCTTGGTAATACCAGTATAGCCTTGACAGTCGCAGCAAACAGTGTTGCACTGGGTACTGACACTACAGGCAACTATGTAGCAACAATTGCTGATGCAGGCAACTCTCATATTACAGTTGCAAACTCAGGCGCAGAAAGCGCAGCAGTTACTCTCAATATTACAGATTCAGCAGTTGATACAGCACAAATTGCAGATAACGCAGTAACTTTAGGCACAAAAACCAGTGGTAACTATGTAGCTACCATATCTGGCACATCAAATGAAATAGAAGTGTCTGGTTCTGGTAGTGAAACAGCATCAGTGACTATTGGTTTACCAGATGATGTAACAATTGGTGGAGATCTTACAATAACAGGAGATCTCACTGTAAACGGAACAACAACTACTATAAATACAGCAAATCTAGATGTAGAGGACGCAACAATAAGATTTGCAAAAAATGCAACAACATTATCAGCAACAAACGGAGCAGGATTAGAGTTTGGGGGTTCAAGTAGTAAGCCGACCATACTTTGGGACAACAGCAATACAAGATTAGTAGCAAATAAAGTTTTTAAAGCGTCAAGTTTTGTTGGAGATGTAGCGGGTAATGCTACTACAGCAACAACACTAGCAACAGCGCGTTCAATAGCCCTGAGCGGCGATGTAACGGCTACAGGCGTTGACTTTGACGGGTCTGGTGCAATTACTTTAAGTACAACAATAGCCGCTAATTCGGTGGCTCTTGGAACTGACACTACTGGTAATTATCTTGCAACTTTAGCCGCAGCAAACGCAGGTATTGATGTTGCTAACAGTGGAGCAGAGAGTGCTGCTGTAACTGTAGGTCTAAATTCAGAATATGTACAAGATCTCGTTGGTGCTATGTTCTCATCAAATACAGAAACAGGTATCACTGTTACATACCAAGATGATGACGGGACAATAGATGTTGTTATTGGTTCAAATGACATTACAAATGCAATGTTGGCTAACTCAACTATCACTGTATCTGATGGCAGTAATTCTACCGCTACAGCTTTGGGCGGAACAATAACATTTGCTGCAGGCGAAGGATTAGATGTTGCAGAAAGTTCTGGTACAGTTACATTCTCTGCAGAGGACGCAACTTCTTCAAACAAAGGTGTTGCATCATTTACCAATCACTTTAGCGTATCAAGTGGTGCTGTTTCTCTTGCAAGCTCAGGTGTAAGTGCCGCAAGCTATGGTAGCTCAACTGCAATACCTGTCATAACAATTGACGCACAAGGTCGTATAACAAATGCAAGTACAGCATCAATAAACACCAACTTTACACTTGCAGCAGACAGTGGTTCAAATGATACATTCTCAACAGGCGGCACACTTACTTTTACAGGCGGCGCAGGTATAGATACAACAGTATCAGATGACACAATTACAATAGCAGCAGAACTTGCAACAGAAACAAATGCAGGTGTTGCAACTTTTGACGGAACTGATTTTACAGTTTCATCAGGTGATGTAACTATCAATGCGGAAAGAGTACAAGATATAGTTGGAGCAATGTTCAGTAGTAATACTGAAACAAACATTACAGCTACATACCAAGATTCTGACGGAACAATTGATTTAGTTGTAAGTACTTTAAACCAAGATACTACAGGTAATGCCGCAACTGCTACAGCTTTGGAAACAGCAAGAACAATTGGTGGTACATCTTTTGACGGCACAAGTGATATAGCAATTGCATTAAGTACATTAGCAACAAACATAACTGCGACAGCAAACAACAGCACTGATGAAAGTGTGTTCATTACATTTGTAGATGGTGCGACTGGCACACAAGGCATAGAAACAGATACAGGTCTTACTTATAACCCTTCAAGCGGAAATCTTACGATCTCAGGAGAACTTAGTGCGGCCTCATTAGATATATCAGGAAATGTAGATATAGACGGAACTTTAGAAGCTGATGCTATTACAGTAAATGGCACAACACTGGCAGAAACAATATCTGATACTGTTGGCGCAATGGTTGGTTCAAATACTGAAACAGGCATTTCTGTAACTTATGATGATTCTGATAATACTTTAGACTTTGTTGTTGGTACTCTCAATCAGGATACAACTGGTACTGCTGCACTAGCAACATCTATAACAGTAAGCGCAAATAATTCTACAGATGAAACTGTATTCCCTGTCTTTGTTGATGGTGCTACAGGAACGCAAGGTGCAGAAACGGATACAGGTTTAACTTATAATCCTTCTACAGGGTTACTTACTGCTACTGGATTCTCAGGTAATTTAACAGGCACATTACAAACTGCAGCACAAACTAACATAACAAGCGTAGGAACTCTATCAGCGTTAGCAGTTACAGGAGATCTTACAGTAAATACAAATGTTCTTGCGGTAGACACATCAAACAATAGAGTTGGTATAAAAACAGCAAGTCCTTCTGTAAGTCTTGACGCAGGAAGTGCTACAGATGCTTTCTTTGTTCCAAAAGGTACAACAGCACAAAGACCTACAGGAGCAGCAGGACATTTTAGATATAACACAACATTAGGCAGATTTGAGGGTTACACTGACGCTTGGGGAGAAATTGGCGGCGGTGGCGGCACTAATACATTTACTGTTGATAACTTTACAACAGCTAACAGTAGCACAACTGCTTTCACACTTAGCCAAACTCCTGACAGCGAAGATAATCTCATAGTATTCATAGGTGGTGTATTCCAAAATCCAAATGACTATACACTTAATGGCACTACACTTACCCTAGATGAAGCACCGCCAAGCGGAACAAGAATTATTGTTTATTCTGTAAAAGCTGCCGTATCAGGTAGCAATCTAAACAATGACCAGTTTACAGCTAGTGGCAGCGCTGCGTTTACACTTTCAATAGCACCAGTATCAGAAAACAATACACAAGTATTTATAGATGGTGTGTATCAGCAAAAAACTGATTATTCAGTGTCAGGCACAACTCTTACATTTGATACAGCACCTACATCAGGCGCAATTGTAGAAGTTAACACATTTACACAAACAGAAATAAATGTACCAGTAGATAATACGATAACAACTGCAAAGCTAGTTGACGCAAATGTAACAACTGCCAAGATTGCAGCAGATGCAATTACAGCAGCTAAGATAGCAGATGACGCGATCTCAGAGGAACACCTAGACCCAACTGTAATATCTGGATTAACAGAAGTAACAGCAGCAGGTGCAGACCACTTTATGATTTTTGACGCAACTGATAGTGCATTGAAAAAATCACTTGTATCAGATGTAATTGAACAAGCTGCAGGTATATCATCTTCTGCTGACGCAACAGCTATAACTATTGATAGTAGCGAGAATACTACGCTAGCAGGCACACTTA